ACACAATGCAAAATCGAAGTGGAACGGAAGCCCCAGACACTATTTACAACATTGCAAGCCTTATAGCCAATTCAGCCTTTGGATATTTGTATGAGGACAATGCAGGCAATATTGGTTATGCAGATGCAGATCATCGCCAAACTTATCTGTTGGCAAATGGTTATGTTGATCTTGATGCAAACCATGCTTTAGGATCAGGCTTATCAACCATCACTAGATCAGGTGATATTAGAAATGACATCATCATCAATTACGGCTCAAATTTTGGTTTAGAAAAAACCGCATCATCAGCTTCATCAATTGCGCTTTATGGCTACAAAGGTGAAAGCATTCAATCAACCATTCATTCAGCTGTGGATGCTCAAGCTGTCGCAGATCGATATATTGCTCAGAGAGCCTTTCCTTTACCAGTATTCCAAAGCATAACCTTCCCATTGACAAATCCTGAAATTGATAACTCGGATAGAGATAATTTGCTTGGGATCTTTATGGGTCAGCCCTTAAACATACAAAACCTACCTACCCAGATTTCAGATGGTGAGTTTGAGGGTTATGTTGAAGGATGGCGTTGGAGCACTCGATTTAATGAACTATTTCTAACAATAAATCTTTCACCAGTTGCGTTCAGTCAAGTCGCTATGCGATGGAATACTGTGCCCATTGGTGAGGCTTGGAACACTTTATCCGCAACTTTGACATGGGAATACGCTACAATCGTATCCTAAGAATAGGACAATATGGCAACCACTACTAACTATGGCTGGACAACACCAGACGACACCGCGCTGGTCAAGGATGGCGCATCTGCTATTCGCACACTTGGAACTTCGATTGATACAACCACAAAAGCATTAAACCCATCAACTACTCTTGGCGATGTTGAATATCGTTCATCTACATCTAACACAAACACAAGACTTGGAATTGGTTCAACTGGTCAAGTATTAACTGTCGCAGGTGGCGTTCCATCTTGGGCAACACCAGCATCTTTACCATCACAAACTGGAAATTCTGGCAAATATCTCACAACTGATGGATCATCAGCATCATGGGCTACTGTTGCAAGTCCTAAAGTCTTACAAGTAGTTAATTCTTTTTATACAACTGTTACAACTATTTCAACAGGAACTTACACAGACACAGGCTTAACTGCAACTATTACTCCTTCATCTGCTTCATCAAAAATTTTGGTCACAATTTCACAACCAATTTTTAATCAAGTTGATGCTGGTTCAAATGTTCAAATTGGTGCGTTTGCAAAAATCCTTCGTGGTGCTACTAAACTTTGGCCAAGCACAACAAACGCAGACGTTCAATACATTTATATTCAAAGCAATACTGCATATAAAGAACTTATTGGTCTTTGGAATTACACTTATTTAGATAGTCCATCAACTACAAGCGCGACAACATACAAAACTCAACTAGCGATGGACGGCGGAACTGTTATGCAAACTAATACAGGCGGTTCTTCTATTACACTTATGGAAATTGGTGCATAATGACATATTTAGCAAAAGCAATTAAAAGTCTTAATCCAACGGCAGAGTTTTCTTATCAAGATGAGGATTACTCTACGATTAATTGGGTTGTCCTAGATGGTGATGCTCCTACTCAGAAGCAGATTGATGATGAAATCAAAAACATCAAAGCCAATGAAAAAGCCTTAATCAAATCAAATGCAATTGCCAAAGCTGCTTTATTAACAAAACTTGGCATTACTGAGGATGAAGCGCAGCTGCTTCTTAACTAATGAAGGCTTGGTTATCTAAAGCTGCTGTTCAGTTAAGAGAACAAACAGATGATGCATTCATGGATCGCAGCAGGAAATCTGATGGATGGATCGGTGATCTTAAGCATCAATCTAGAAAATCCGACCATAACCCTTTACCATCAGGAGAAGTTTGCGCAATTGACATTGACGCTGGCTTATCTGACGAACAAGGGATTAGCCATGCTTTGGCAGATCAAATTCGACTTGCAGCAAAATCAGATAAGCGTATTTCGTATATAATCCATGCAGAGAAAATCTGCTCAACAAGATCATTTTGGCGTTGGAAAAAATACACTGGCATAAATCCACACCATAAACATATTCATATTTCATTCAAGCCTAATCAATCAGGCGAATTTTTTAACATCCCACTACTAGGAGGTAAGTAATGAAACTAACCAAAAAACATAAGGCAGCAATCAAGTCATATTTAAGAGCTGTCGCAGCTTCTGGAATAACTGTGGCTTTAGCCATTGTGGGAGATATTAAGCCTGAATATGCAGTCATGCTTGGCGCGTTAATTGCACCCCTAATCAAAGCCATTGATCCTACTTCTGGAAAAGAAGTTGATTATGGTATCGATGCGAAATGACACCGAACGATTGGGTCGCTATCGCCGTTGGTGGCTGCGCAATCGCAAGCAGTTTATTGCTGGCTCTGCGTTGGGTTATTAAATCGTATCTAGCTGAACTTAAACCGAATGGTGGAGCGTCAATAAAAGATCAAATCAATCGACTTGAAAAGCGTGTCGATGATCTCTTTATCCTAATCAGTAAGTCATAATTTTAATTATGGCGAACACACGAAAACCTTCCAAACGCAAAAAGATCAATCGTCGCGTAGTTCGCCATTCTCCTGAGCCGTTAAGTAAATTGGATCAACATTACACAGCTCTGCATGAATGCTATAAAGCAGCTAGAAAAGCAGGATTTACGCCTGAACATGCTTTCTGGCTTATGACTGAACATAAGACTTTCCCTGATTGGATCGTAGGCGATGGCGGAATAATTCCTTCCATTGATCCAACTGACGATGAGGATAACGATTAAGCGATATCTGGTAATTTCAGATTTACAGATCCCATACCACCATGAAGCAGCTGTCAAGAATGTCATTAAACTTGCAAGACGGGAGAAGTTTGATAGCGTTCTATGCGTTGGCGATGAGATTGACTTTCAAACCATTTCTCGATGGGCTGAAAAAACACCTTTGGCTTATCAACAGACCCTTGACCAAGATCGCACAGTTACTCAAGAGATCCTTTGGTCATTAACCGAAAACGCTAAAGAAGCGCATATTGTTAGATCAAACCATACTGACAGGCTTTACAACACACTTCTAAAGGTTCCGGGCATGTTATCTTTGCCTGAACTGCAATATGCCAAGTTTATGGACTTTGAAACTTTGGGCATCACTTTCCACAAATCATTCTACGAATTTGAAAAGGGCTGGATCTTGGCTCATGGCGATGAGGGCAACGCTAATCCTAACGCTGGAATGACTGCCCTTAACTTGGCTCGTAAAACTGGCAAATCATGCGTTATTGGGCACACCCATAGACTGGGCATGAGTGCCTATTCAGAGGGCATAGGAGGTCATTACAGACCTTTATATGGTATTGAGGTGGGAAACCTTATGAATAAGGCAAAAGCCTCTTATACGCGAACTGTGGCTAATTGGCAGATGGGTATCGCTATCCTTGAATGGAATGGCAAGAATATGACCCCTACGCTTATTCCAATTAACAAAGATGGATCATTTACAGCTCTCGGAAAGTCGTATGAAGTGTGAAACCGATTATCAGCCACGCACGATTGATGATCATATCGATGCAGTTGAGGCTCTTGGCTTTATCTAATCGTTATATAACACGCCGAAAGTAATTAACCACGCTTCCTTGATTTAGGTCATACTTTATGCATCCACAACCGCTGTGGATATGTAAGGGAGCAACATGACACTAAAAGAAGCTGGTCTATTGTGGGTAGCAACCATGATGGGAATGCTATCTCTGTACTGGGTATATGAAAATGCAAAAACTGTCTCCTATTGGAGAGGCCGTCATGATGGGTGGACAATGCACCGCAGAATGATAGAAAACAAAATCGATGCCGACAACAACTGAGAAATTGTTTAGTGAAGTTGTCGAGATCATACAAAGTAGAGGTTCAGTCTACGGCCACCCGGCAATTAACCATAAACGAATTGCAGATTTGTGGTCTGCCTATCTCGATTACCCTATCCAGCCACACCAAGCAGCTCTTTGTATGGCGTTGGTCAAGATCGCTCGGCTTAGTGAAACTCCATCCCATGAAGACTCACTTGTCGACTGCCTTGCATATGTCGCCATTTCAAAAACAGTCTACGATGCACAAACAGATGCAGACTTTGGATGGGAGATAGATAGTGGCATTTAACTTAGATGATTATGAACCGGTAGAAGCACGATTGGAGAAATGGCATGGAGTATATCCCGATGGAAGAATCGAAACCGAGATCCTTGAACACTCAGACACTCGATTCATTGTTGTTTGTAAATTATTCAAAACGGAAGCAGACTCCAAACCGTGTGCTTCAGGTGTTGCATCTGAAACAATTACGGATCGCGGTGTTAATGCTACTTCTGCGTTGGAGAATTGCGAGACTTCAGCGATCGGTAGAGCTCTTGCAAACGCAGGTTTTGCAGCTAAAAATAAACGCCCTTCAAGAACAGAAATGGACAAAGTAAATCGTGCAGAATATAAACCAAAATACTCTGCACCCGGATCTAAGTCAGCTGCGATGGAGATGGCGTTACATATTGTGGAGCAGAAATCTATTGCTAATGCTGAAAGTGTTGCTCCAAGTGTCTGGTCTGTTGGTGAAACTGTTGCTCAAATTGGTAAAGTGGTCGATGTTAGTTTTACTTGCAGGCATGGTGATATGGTAAAGAAAGAAGGCATAGCCAAAGCAACTGGTAAGCCGTATGCAGGTTATGTATGTACTGCACCAAAGCCTGATCAATGTGATGCTAAGTGGGCAAAACTTACAGCTGCAGGCACATGGTATTGGCCAGATGATTCCGAGCCAGGTAAAGGGGGTGAATAAATGGGTTACTTAGAAATAATTGATGGTAGTGGACTGAAAGCCACCTTTGACGATGATGGCGTTTCAGTCATACCTACCGGATTATCTGAGAAATGCGATTCGTGTAACGATG